GTATTATATAAATTATATCTAAAAAGAGTTAGTAGAGATTTAAGTGGTATAGCCTCAGTTGAACTCGTAAAAGAGGTTGAAAGTGCTATAACTAATATGGGGATTTCATCTAACCTTGAATATGAGGAATTTGGTTCTTATATTGATACTTGGGTTGAGAATTTAGAAGATGATACTCCTATTGAACAATTTAAATTAGGTTATAAAGAATTAGATAAATTAGTGTTATTAGAAAAGACTAATCTAATGTTGATAGGTGCTAGACCTAGTGTTGGAAAGAGTGCCTTTGCACTTAACCTAGTTAAGAACTTTTGTTTACAAGGTAAGCACCCATTATTTGTATCGTTAGAAATGAATAGAAAAGAGTTTATGAATAGATTAGTTGCTAATATGGGTGGAGTTAAGGCTCAATCTATAAAGCGTAAAGAGGGTCTTTCTTCAAAAGATTGGGCTAACATTATGAGGGCTAAAGAGGATATACGAAAGTTTAAATTTAACTTTTACGATAAAGGTGGTATGTCAATAGAACAATTAGTTGGTTTCGCTAAACATTTAAAGAAAAAAGGGGAATTAGATATATTGGTAATAGATTATTTACAGTTGCTTACAAGTAATCAATATAGAAATCAAAAGCAAAATCAAGTATCATATATATCTCAAATGCTTAAACAACTTGCTATGGAACTTGATATACCTGTTATAGCGTTATCTCAATTAAGTAGAGGTAGTATAGAACAAGGTAAACCTAGAAAACCTGTATTGAGTGATTTAAGAGATTCAGGAAGTTTGGAACAAGACAGTAATATAGTTTTAATGCTACATACTGATGATATAGACCAAGTATTTAAAGGTGAAAGATTTATTAAAATGTTTGTTAGAAAGAATAGAGATGGTATGTTAGGTGATGTTAATTATGGGTTTGAGGGTGATTATGTGAGATTTATAGAAAAAAAATGGAATATGGAAATGAGTAGATTTGAAATAGTAGAGCAAGAAGAATTTGGTAAGGTTAAAGAAAACACAATACCTGATTTACCATTCTAAAGAGAGGGCGATTATGTGATAGTAACAAAACAAAGTAAACTAATGGGTGAGTTAATTATAAAAGAAATCTCTTATATTCAAGCAAAAGATATAACCATTAAAAATCATTACTCTAAAAAATGGAATACATCATTTGGAAAGGTTAATTTTGGTATATTTAGAGGTCGCAGAATACTTGGTGTTGCTGTGTATGGGAACTTAATGCAACCAAAATCATACAAAAATTGGTGTGATGAGTTAGTAGAGGGTCAAGTTGTTGAGTTGAATAGGCTATGGATTGATGATGAATTAGGCCATAACGCTGAAACAATATTTATGTCAGCAACCTTTAAGATACTTAGAAAAGACCACCCACATATAAAGGTTATACAAACATTTGCTGATGGTAGATTAGGTTGTGGTACAATATATAAAGCAAGTAGTTTTAATTACTATGGTTATACCGAAACAACATTCTTTTATGAGAAAGAAAAAGATATATCACACCACGAAATACCATTTACAAACTCTAAAAGACCAACTAGAATGTTAATGTTAAATAGATTGTTTTTTGATAACAAACTTGAACCATTTAAAGTTAAGACTTATAGATATGGTTTTGTGTTAGATAAGAAATTTAAAAAGAAAATAAAGTTTATACAACAACCATATCCAATATACGAAAAAGGGCAAAGAGATATGAAAGACTATCTACACCCAAAAGGTATTGTTGCAAGATGTTATTTGTTCTTTAAAGAGTTAGGTGATAAAGATTATATGAAAAAGTCTAAAGACTATTATTATAAAAATTATAATGACTTTGATGATGAAATAGAAAACCAAAAACAAAACGACAGTTATACTTGGTTTATAAATGAGTTTGATATGTCAACACTAAAATTAGAAATAAATCAGATAAGCATTTTTGATTTGATGTAGAAAAGAGGGGTAGTAATGAGCGTAATATTAACAGTAGAAAAAGATATTAATATATTAAAAGAGTATTTTAACGAAAATTTAACAGATGACACTATACATTTTTTAGAAAGAAAAGACATAACTTTTATAGATAACAACACCTTTATTATTAGTATTAGTAAGTTGAAACTTGATGATATAAAAGATTTATATTATTTTGATGTCTGTGATGGTTATTATAATAAGGTTGCCACAACTGAATACAACTATATATTTACATTGGATGGTTGTTGGTATTAAATGACATACAACACATTCAAATACACTATATTTAGTGTAATCACTAACTCATCTCGCAGTATAATAGAGGCTCATTTACATAAATTAAGTGTAGATTTTAATATACCGTACAATGTAGTTGTAAAAGATTTCAATGAATATGATAATCATTGGTGGGGTATAAAGGAGTGATAATATGAACGCACAAGAAATGTTTAAAAAAATAAAATATAAATTACACACAAATAGGAAAGACCATATTGTATATAGAAACTTTGAAAAAGATGTTTGGGTATCTATTTTCCCACTTGCTCAAACTTATTCTATACATAGTTCTTATGTTTTGCCTAAAAAACTACACCTAGCAATACATCAACAAATGATAGAATTAGGGTGGTTAGAGTGAAACCTAAATCAAGGAATTACGAGCATCTAGAACATCAAATTAAATATAAGGGTGCTAAAGTATATAAAGATAAAAAGAAAGAGATAGAAAGAAAAGACAAGTATAGAAAGGACTACAAGAATGTTAATACAATATGATTTACTGTTAAAATCATTAGAAAATATATTAGAGGATAATGTACGGTGCGAAGATGGGGAGTTGTACTTATCTAATAAGATTAAATATATGCTCTATGATTTAGTAAAAGAGATAGATAAGAAATTTATAGAAAAATTACATAAGAAGTTGGAGTATAAAGATGTTCAATAGACAAATAAAGGAAGACATACAATTTATTAATCACGTGTTAAGAAGATATGAAAGATTAATAGGGGAAAACGAGAAAAAGATTATAGAGTTAAATGAAAGGGTAGATATATATGTTAAAGAAGAAAAAGATTGCACAGGAGAACATTGTACCAGTAAAAAGTAAATGGAATAATAATTGGGTTCATCAATCTAAATTAATGTGGTTTATTACATTTATTATATTATTAGGGTATATATTATGTTTAGTGTAGGGGGAAAATGAATAAAATAAGAAAAGAAATAGATGAATTAAATGAAAAGTTAGATGCTGTTATTGAATTAAACGACAATAAAAAACTAAATGAAGAAGAACTATCTATATTAGAAAGTATTTCCACTATTCTATCACATATAGTTCATAGCACTTAGGAGGAAATAAAATGAAAAAGATATTATTAGTTATATTACTAGCACTTACATTAACGCTTAGTGGGTGTGGGAATAATGATAAACAAAAAGATAATAAAGACTTTGCAATGTATCATAATAGTGGGAATGTTGATTATCAACTAAGTTTAAGAAATCACGATTGGGTAGAGGTTGATAGCGAAGATGGGACTACTAGAATGTTATGCGCTGATTTAATATCATTTAAAGTTAATATGATTATAACGGAGAGTGATTAATTGAACTTAATTAAAAAGTATAAACTATATAAATTGCGTAAACAATTATATAATGCACGGTATAATTACAGGAAATATTATCATATGATTAGTGATAGAACTAAATATAGTTTAGAAATAGATAAACTAGAATATAAAATACAGGAACTTAGAGGTGATTAATTGGGGAAACTAACTAAGAAAGCAAAACGCAGTAAATATAATCAATCATTAGATGACAATTTAGTTCACAATAACATAAAGTTTAGAAGTAAATTAGAGGTAAATCATTATAAATATTTTTTAGAACACCCTAATATAGAGGTGTTAGAGTTTGAACCTTATTTCTTATTAATGGAACCATTCAAGTATTTTGATTGGTGTAGAGATAAAGAGCGTAGTTATGGGAAACTAAGTTATAAAAGTGATTTTAAACTAAAAATTAAAGGTGTAGATAAAGAAGTTATAGTAGAGTGTAAGGGTATGGTTACCCAAGCATTTCAATTAAGAGAAAAATTATGGTATAATCAATATGGAAATGATTACTATTATATGCGTAGTAAATCATTAAAATATTGTAAAAGTGTTTTAGATAAGTATTTATAAAGGAGTTGAAAATTAAATGAAAATAGAAATGGATAATATTGGTTGGTGGAAAGCATTTTTTAGATATACGATAACCACATTAATATATTTATTTGTAATAGCGAGTGTATTCTTTTACTTTACGGGTGATTGGAGTTTCTTAACGAGTTTCCAATATTATATAACTACATTCTCAACTACATTCTTTGCTATGTTCCTTAGGTTCTTATGGGTAGATAAAGGCGAAAGCGTTGCATTACAAACTCATAGTGATATTAAAGTTAAGGAAGATGCTAAGCGTAAGTTGATTAAAGAGGTTGTAGATAGAAACCTAGTAGATAATTTAGAAACATATGTAATAAATGAGGCTAGAGTAGAAAAAGAGAAAGAATATAAGAAAGTGCTAGACCGCAAGATTAAATACCTTAAAAAAGGGTGGTATAAGCCTTTTCGAGTAAAAAGGTATAATAAGTGGGTTGAGCGTAGAAAAGAGTTCCTAGAGTACCAAATGGGCGTTACAAACGATTTTAACTTAGATAACATAAAGGTATCACACTATAAGATTACTATAGATGATATATTAAGTGTATCTCATATACAACAATCAAAAGACAAAAGAAAAAGATATAATAAGAATAAAAATGTATTCTCATCATATCAAACTAATGTATTAACTTTTGTAGGTAGTGCTGTAGTAGGTGGTGCTAATGTATTATTAAGTAAATTTGTAATTGAAGATTTAATTATATTATTAACGCAAGTAATTATATTTACATTGAATATATATAGTGGGTATAATTTAGGGTTAAATGGTATATTACAAGATTACTCAACTAACTTATCGGACGACTACGTCCTATTAAAAAGGTTTTTAAAGGAGGAAATGTAGAATGGATTATCAATCAACATATATGTTTATATTTGTTTACTTCCCTTTGTTTGTTTATGCTTTATTGTGGCTTGTATCAACTATAATTTGGTTTGAGATAAAAGATGAGTATGTTATTTCAAAAAGTAGTAGACCACTTATTCATACAATATTAGCACAATTTTATATATTGTTACAATGTTTTATACCGTTGTTTAACATACTACTTATGGGTATAGGATTACTCGGCAAAGAAGAAATAAAACAAAGGGCATTAGAAAGTTTTAAAAAAGATGATAGATTAACACCAAAAGAAAGCGCTGACTAAATGTCAACGCCTTTTTTATTTACTTTTTCTATTACCCAACACATTAAAGAATAAACCAATCATAAATGTAACAGTAAGTAGTTGCAATGTCAATACTAATTTATCTACGTTAGCCTCAATAGTAACCATTAGCCACCATAGACCTATAGCAAACACAATTCTTTTACTACCATTCCACATCACTAAGAACATTTTATTCTTATCTTGTATTTCGTAAACTTTAATCTTATGCTCAATAAATCGTATTATACCTACAAATGTACCAAGTACAATTATCAAACCGATTGTGTCAATATCTGTGCCACCACTAACTAATACAGCGTGATTTAAATACACTATAATAAATGGTGATACATAAGTAAATAACAATCCTAATATTCTAAATATTCTTTTAATCATTCTTGTACTCCCTTGTAAAATATTTTTAAATTAATACTATAAATATGTATCTGCTTTATCAGTTAAATCATTTATAGTAGTGGCAGTTTTATCCGTTATAGACATTAATCTATCTAATTGAGTTTGATATACTAATGTTAATTCAGGTGATACACTTGTATTTTGTATCTTATAAAGTAAATCTGCTTTCATACTTTCTATATTAATACTTTCAAGTACACTAGCAACACTTTTATCTTCATCATCTTTATCTCTAAAGCCTTGTATCTTATCAAGTATAGGTTGAACTATGGCTTGGGCTTGTGTGAATGTAACATAGGCTATACCTACAAAACCACCTACAGCAATTACAAAGGCAACTACTACTGGCCAGTATTCTATTATACTATCTTTAATTCCACTTAACATTTCCATCATTAGAACATACCCCCACTTAATATTTCATTTTTCTTAACTTCATCATCAATAAACTTTCCATTAATCTCTCTAGTATATCCGTGTAGTAAATCAACTGGGTATTCTATAGGTCTATCAATTATACTACCATTGATTTCAGTTTTACTGACAATATATCCATTACTATCTTTCTGTAAAAGGTCATAGGACTTGCTAGGTACGACCACTAATAACTTTGATAAATCTCCTATGAGAGCATTTAAATCTACATTAGGTGTAATTAGACCTTTTGAGATTAAAAACTCTGTGAGGGCTTGATTTTGGGTGTTTAAATATAAGTCAGCATCTCGCTTAACTTGTTGTAAGTCCTCATATAATGATAGATATGTTTTGACTGCTATACCATTTACCTTTACATTCATTCTATCTTTCTTACTGAACCCACCTTTATTATTAAGATAATATAAATCACCTTGTTCAACTTTATCAGTATTATATCTTTTAATAGTTGTAGAGTATTTTTTACTCCTTTTTTTTGCATTGTTCATATTTGTATTCTCCTTATGCGTGTACCCACGCGTATTGTAAATATATGAAACCTAATGTATGATTACCCCCGAAACTTAATCGGGGATAACCTTAAACATTTTCTATATAATATCTACTACCTGCTTTACATTGTGCATATTTTGCACTAATTACTAAATGATGCCCTAACCCAACTTCTTCACAAAAAGTTTTTATAGATGGATATATCATATCTGTTTCTGTAAATGTATCATATACCATAATTTTTTTATTTCCATAAGTATTCCCTTTTGCAAATTCTCTTTGTTTTTCAATACCACCATTATTCCAGTAATGATTTCTTAATTCCCATAAGTTTTCCATAAGTTTTTTAGGTTTTGGCACACCTTTCATAGTATTTGAAATCTTTTTCTTTGCTTCTTCTGAAATTTTGAAATTTTTATACCCACCAGTAGTTGAGTTGTATCCGTTTTTAAAAGAATTAAATTTTAATACATATTCTCTTTCTAATATGTCTGCCTCATTTTCGTTATTGGTTTCTTCTAAAATGATATGCTCAAAATTGTCCCAACCATATTTCATTATAGCGTTAGCAAATTTTGGTTGCCCTAAATATTTAGAACCTTGTTTCCCCCACCTTAATTGTGTAGTTGTAGAGGTAACACCAACATAACATTTACCATTTATTTTATTTTTGTGGACATATATTATAAAATTCATTTATTTCTCCAAAATTATCATTTAATAAATTCTTCCTTGCTTCCGTTTGAGTCCTCGCGATAATGTATATCAAAGTCAGTTACTAACATATCGCCTGTATATACATCATCATCTCTGTATAAGAAACCTTTTAATATACTTGATATTCCTTTACCTGTTCCATCAATTTCTGTGCTTGAACGTAATATTTGGTGCATCAATCCACCTGAATATTCAACTGCATACTCATCAAATGTAATAGTTTGATTTGCTACCGCACCATCTCCACCGATAGATACCCATTTATATTCGAATTTAAATACCGCTTGTAAATCATACGCTTGTCCTACGTGTAAATGAGGTCTAATGTTTGTACCTACTGCGTAACTATGTGGCATTTGATAACTGATAATTGCTTGTTCAGTTGTATCATTTTTTGGGAAAAGTAATCCAATATTTACATAATCATAATCAGGTTTACTTGTAGATGGATTAACATATTGTGGTGTCATAGCACGAACTAAATCAGTCCAACGTAATTGTTCCATCTCTTGCTTAATTTGTACTATTCTATCATCGTGCATACTAACTAACTTATCTATATTACCTGCAAATGTTATATCGTATTCAGTAGCGAAATTGTTTACTTGTTGTAATGTAGTATTGCTTTCTTGTATTATACTACCTTGTGTTTCTATTTCAGTTATAACTTGTTCGGCTAATTCATATTTAATTGTAGTTCCAGTTAACGCTGTTTGTACTGCCGTTAAATCAGCGTAAGTTCCTTTTGCTACACAATAATATATTAGCGTTGTAGAATTATTAGTAAATAACTTCCCTATACTTGCTGTATCATCAGCAAAATTACCCTCATTATAAACTCCACTTTCTAATTCAACATTACCAGTAGAAGTATCACCAATACCATAACCAAAATAATCTAATGGTTTTGTTATTGATATCCTATCTAAATTTGTATAAGATGTATCATTGTATGTGGTAAAGTCAGTATCTACAAATAATGTAATTTTAACATATTGCTTATACCACCACGCACCATTTAATGGGTAGACTGTATCTCGTATATCTGTACCTACTGAACGAGCTGTTGCGATTGCTTTGAAGTTTGGTGGGCTGTTGTATGCTGTGTATGTTGTGGCGGTTGTTCCCTCTTCAATTTGTATTTCAATATATGAACTCATATTCTTAATAAATTCTTCTATAATAGCAGAACTTCCACCATATACTTTAATATATTTGTGGTCTGCCGTTGCTGTGAATGTTAAATTTTGTCCTACGCTATTAGTAATTATATTTTTTGCATTAGTTCCTGCTGAATGAAAATCATCGCCTACAACCATATAAATTCCTGTTGGTAATGTAGTTAATTCATTCGTTGATATATAGTAATCTTTACCTACTACTAAATTATCAAATGCTAAACGATAATATGTAGCAACTGTGTAATCATCGAAATTGTTATATGTTTCTACATCAAACAACTGAACACCTATACTAGATAATTCAAAGTCCTCTATATCTTTGTTGCCCTCGAAATAATCTTGTACGATTAAATTCATTTCACTTGCTGATTTACTTGCTAGTGGTGTGTTTGTAATATCTATAAGTTCCCAAGATAAATTATCTAATTGTCCTCCACCTGCATTTGCTCTTGCTCCTATATTTGCTAGTAATGATTTATTTGCAGTAATCTTACCATAGATTACTAATTCATCATCTGATAATATACTTGTTAATAACTGAATAGTTGCATCACTATAAAATATTATTATTTCATTTCTTAAAACATTTACACTTGTATCTTTCATTTTAATTCTAATAAAATATGTATTACCACTAATAATATTAAATGTTAAATTCCCACTTGTATAAGCATTATTTACTACTAAATCACCATTTGCATCTTGTGAAATGTAATTAGTATATGACAAAGAACTTACCACATCACCTAATAAGTTTTGTTGATTTAAACTCAATCCATGCATTGTGTCTAGTTGAGCCGAACCTTTTATTGCTTTGAATGTATCATAGATTGATACGATACTTTCATCAAATGTGATTTGCTTACCGATTAGCGGTTCACCTTTTATCATTAACTCTGTGCCATCATAATACACATCTATTTTTGTATCTTGAATATGTTTAACTAATACCTCGTTAAGTGTATCAGCATATTTTAATGCTTTATATGTTACTTCATTATCAAGACTAATTGTTACTGTTTCGGTTAAGTCTGTTGACATTTCAGGTATTAGCAATTCAAACTTTGTATTTGTTACTAAATCTAAACTATCTATATCACAATAAAATTTACCTGTTGTATCATAAGTCATTGGTATAATTTGTTCTAATGGTAATGTGTTAAATATTTCAAATCTTTCATTAGTGATATTATATTTAATACTTTCTCCACCAACGAATGTATGTCCGTTAAAATATACATCATGTGCATCACCTAAGAAATGGCCTACATTTGGTCTAACTTTTATTTGGCCTGTTGTTCCGTGTTCAATACTTAATAATGCTATTTTTATTTGAACATTAGGTGCTGTTGGTTCATCAAATGTCAATGCACCCGGAGTTGAACCTGCACTATCGAAATACAATATATCATCTTCACTACCTGTACCATTATAACCTGTGGTATCAATACCATTAATTGCACCATAGAAGTTTATTTCACCCTCACTACCTACTGTAATTTGTTCAGTTGCTACACCTAAAATTAGATAAGGTGCTATGTTTATTTCAGATTGCACAGCAGGTTTACCATTGATTTTACCACTTACACCAACACTACCTGAATATTGTACAACATCTCCCTCTTCAATTTGAACTGTTGCTTTAACTCGTGTAAATAAGTTTTTTGCCATTTCTACTGTTTTACCACCGTATGAGAATATTACATCTATGCCATCATATGTTGCTATCGCATTACCTAGTGCATTATATAATGTTATACCCGTAAATTGTGGGGTACTATTTTCAGTAACATCTTGATCTACTCTAGCTTTTAATAATACCATTGCTGAGTAATCTTCTTGGCTCATTAACCCATCATTAACTGCTGTTGCCAATGCTTCTATTCCACCGATATTATCCCAACCATCAAGATGAGTAGCATCAATACCGACCCACGCATAATTTACACCTATACTGTCATCTGTACTTTCATCTACCTTTACATTCCATACATCACCTATTGTTTGGTCTGATGTAGGTAAGTTAGCATATGCATTAACACTACCTTTAACTCTATAAACTGTTGATATTAAGTTATCAACTTCAATTTTTGTATATGTAGTAGCTTGATCTGCTTTAGCTGCTAAGGAATCAACCATAAGTTCACCCTCAGGATAACCTACAAATATTGCAACTAACTCATTGATATTATTTACTAATGAATCAGGGTCTTCTACATCTAATAATGCTAGTAATGCTTCAACACTTGCTTTATCTTCTTTAGACATAAGTCCATCTAATAATAATGTTGCATTACCTATTGCTGTTTTAAACTCTTCTAATTCAATATTATTTTGTAAATCTAATCCAATTACTGTTGTTGTCTTATCAACTTTTAATGCCAACTTAGCATTGTTATCTGTTATTGTTTCGTATGTAGTTGTTATTTCGTTATCATCACCATCGTATGTAGCTTTAGTTGCTTCACCTACTACTTGTGAACCATTTATCATATTATTAACATCTGATTGAACATCAGTAAACTCTATAACAAATTCTTCATCACTTGTTAATTCAGTAGGAATAATAGCAGACATTGAACCACTAACCACTAGATTAATAGTAGTCGTATTTTCTGTTAATGTATATTGAGTTGGTTTAGTCCATATTGTTCCATTCCATACTGCATAATCATGTTTAGTAAATTCCAAACTTGCTTCGGCTGATGTGTAATTATATGTATCACATAAATAATAATCACCTAATGTAGTCCCACTTGCTGGTAAGTCTGAACTTATACCAAAAGTATCAATGTATGTAAGTGCAGTAGGTGGTGCATATCTTTCTTTAAATGAGAAAGCAATACCTAACTGTGAACTTTTATATTTTGATATTTTTGCTAATGCTCTTGATGTTACTGGAATTTCCCATAACACCCAATCTGAAACTGTCTGATATAAACTATGTGTGCTTTCTAATACATCAGCACCTGTATATACTGTTGATGATACATACTGTGTTAGTGTTGAATTATTAACCCCATAGATAAGATAATTAACCTCTACTACTGTATTTATATCAAATGGTGCTAATACTTGAATAACTGAAGCATAATCATCTAATGCCCTTAATACACCTCTCTGTGTTTGTAAATATGAACCTGTATTGTTAATTATAAATAAGCTACCTTTTTTTTGCATGGTTATTTCCTCCTAGTTTATTTGAAACTGTTATCATAAATATTGATATATTTAATATATATAAAATTACTAAAATACCCAAAAACAAATTTGTTAATGGTGTTACTAATTCTGTTGCTCGTAATCTTAATTCCCAATCATTAGAATTATTTATAAGATAACCATTAGTAAATACAACAACAATAGAAATTATAGATAATATTGTAATAATAAATTGCACTATGATTAGTTTTTTCATATCATTTTACTTTTGGTTTAGCCTTTGGTTTAGCTACTCCACCTTTAGTAGATACTTTTATAGTTGCTTTTACTGTCGCTATTTTTATCATTAGAAGCTAAACACCCAAGTATCAACTGTTAATGTTCCCGGTGTTGTAAATTCATCTATTGCTGAATCAAATACTCTTTGATATAAGTTATCTCCACCTGTATTAAATAATTGTATTGAGTATGGGATCCCACTTGCTACATCAAATACAATAGAGTCATCTAAACTCAAATCACCACTTTCGGCTGTAAAACTAACTGTTTGTGTATCTAATAATACTGCTGAACCTGTTGTATAAAGTTTTGCAGTTACTATTGTTTCAAATCCATTGTCTGCTAGTTCTTCTTCACCTGCTGTTGATATTGAAGTTCCACTTATATAGAAATATCCATAATCTAGCGTTAGTGTCCCTGTTGTACTAAAATCATATAACGTTGAAAATATTTCTGTAAACACAACTATATCACTACCACTTGTATACCCAAACTTAACATATTCTACATTGTTAGTTCCACCTGTTACATCAAATACCACATCTGCTGTAAGTTTCATATTTTCGTTTGTTCCATCCCATACTAACGTTACTGTTTGTTCATCTACTTCTACATCTGCATCTGTATATAATTTTGCCCATGTTACGATTGAAGTCCAACCGTTTAAAAACAATTCTTGTTCGCCTTCTGTTGTTATTCCTTGTACTGCCATTATTGTTTCCTCCTATTTTCTTAACTTGCTTGATAGTAATATGCTATTGGTGAACATGGGTATAAATCTTCATTACCCCTTGCTACTCGTATTACATAACCGTAAGCATAATCTGTTGCTGGGTATGTTGTTTCTAACCACGCATCAATAACTGCGTTTGGAGCGCAAAGTGAGCCACTCGCTACATATGTAACTGTTTTGTCATAACTACCACTTGTTCCAATGTAAACCCAATTTGCTGTAATTTGTGATTCTGATATGTCCCTTGTTACAGTTATTGTATCTTCTAAATCAACAATTACATCTGTTGATATTGATACACTTATTGAATCTGATACTGTAAATGTTTCTGATATATCCTCTACATAAGTTGTTGATGAAACATCATTTATTGATGCTGTAACTGATATTGTTTCTTCTAAATCTACAACTGTGTTAGTTGACCTGTAAGCATCTATTGTATCTGTAAGTGTTAATACATTTGATACTGGTACTAAAAATTGAGAACTAGCACTTTTTGCTATTGCTGCATGAACACTCAATGTTTCTGTTAAGTCTATCACTATGTCTTGTGATTTATATGCAACTATTACATCTGATACTGTAAATGTTTCTGATATTGTTAATACAGGAAACTCAAATGCTATCACATTGACAGAAGCAGTCATTGCTATTGTTTCTAATAAGTCTACAACAATGTTAGTTGATTTAATTACATTTATCGTATCAGTCATTGTAAACGTTTCTGATACCGTTAATACTGGGAATATAAATCTTGTTACAGCTATACTATCTGTTATTGTTACTGTATTATCTAATTCTGTTGTATAATTTGATACTATTTTTTCATATGATATATTATAAAATATTGAATGTCCATTAGTTGCTGCTGTTAATGAATCAAACTCTGTTGTTCTTACAGCAAATATTGGTGTGTTGTTTGACATTTCCATCCATATATAACCCTCATACGAACCTGCTGGTGCATCTATTTCTGTATATAATTCATTGTCGGTTACAGTTGAATCCCATGATGTTTGAATTGTTTTAGTAAAATCTATACTTTCGTTAATTGGGAAGTAACCTTTTTTAAGTAATAACGGTCTTGATTCTACGGTACTACCTTTAGCTACTAAACCATTAAACTTAGCCATCCCACTAAATATTGTTATACTAGAATAGTCTGATCTAAATACTAACTCTTGTGTTAATCCCCATATTTCTCTTGCATCTTTTTTAACTACTAATTCTAATACAGATTGTTCACCGCTAATACTTGTATCATTATCAGGGTAATTATCTGATGTAACTGCATGAGTTATATAAGTTGAAATTTTAATGTTTTCTACTCGGCCTAACTCATCACCATATGGCGTGTCAGCTTGTCTTGTTTGTGATATTCCACCTGCTGAACCATCATATACAACACCATCAACTTGTTTTGCACCTGCTGAATAGTTATCTTGCATTTCAATTTGTATTGCTAATGTATTACCAAATGCTAATGTATCAACTGTCGCTTCTACTGTTTCAGTATAACCTGCTCCTGTGTAATCTAATTCAATTACAGCATAAGTCAATTTATCGCCATCAGGTATTGGTTTAAAGTTTGCTAGTATTTGATTAGATGTATAAATTGTATAAATTGAATCATCATCTGTTTCACTAAAATATACAAATTCACTATACTTATCTTTTCTAAAAACAAGATCATCTACTGGTATTTCATATTGCCTATAAGCACTTGGTGTTCCTTTATATGCCGATATGTTTGGGTTGTCTTTTGAATAGTGTAATACAAACTCCCTTAACAATGGACTCATTACTATCTCATACGATGATAATATTTCATCTCTATCATTTTTCATACCTAACTTTATAAGGTTATAGATATTAGTTGTTATGCCCTTATATGTTGAAATAGGGTTACCTTTTCTATTTGCATGGCGTTTAGCAATATCTCCTAATGATTTCATATCGTTTATACTTGCTTGTTCATTAAAATATTTAACTGCTTTATTTAATCTTGCTGCATCATCTCTATATACTGTTACTCTTGCATTTGAATATGGCATATAATAAATTCTAAACAGCATATCAAATAAACTTATTGTAGGTTGATAATCACTTGCAAACGTATATGTAGGATTTTCAACTGCTGCTTGACATAATATAGCTTCTACTATTGCATAGTTAGCTGGCAATACTTTATTCCAAGCTGGTGCTAGTATCACATCATTATACCCTAAGTTATATAACATCTTTTGACCTTGTGAATAATAAACTGTATTACCTTTATTTAATATACCTGATCTAGAATCTAATGCTTGATTTTCTAATGCATTCCATTTAGTTTTTTCAACTACAAAATCTGATATATCCCATTCAACTGTTGCTAAGAATGTTACAGGTGTTGCACCATCTAACATTTCAAATGCTAACCCTTTTGCTAATAGTTTAAAACTTTTATAATATGGTCTTGATGTATGTAATGTTGCATTGTCATCTGTTATTTCTCCTATATCAGTTGTCCTAATTGACATCCAACCTGTTTCACTTGGTTCAATCAATGCGTATCTTTCATTATCTTCATTGATTACATTTTGTGCATTTATTTCTAATGCTGTAACATAATCAGTCAAATATACATTTTGTTCTTCTTCTAAATATTCTATATTACCCTCTATACCAACATCATCGTAGAAATGAAAATATACTGTTGTATAATCATCTTCCCCTAAATAAACTATTGCACCTACATAACTTGCTACCTCATTAAGTGCATCATACATTGTATAACCTTTAAATGTAAACTCTGGGCTTACTGTTGTTGATATGCGACTTCTAGTTACATCTGCTAGTGTAAACTCTTGTGTAGGGTTATCTATTGCTGATGATGGTGATATAAGTAATATCTTATCTACTACATTATCTAACATTATTTTTGAAGTTTCCCCCTCATCAAATGTTAAAATATTGAATCCTAATTCAGTTATCCATAATTCATCATAATGTATAGTTGAACCAACTGTTACATATTCACCTGTTGTTCTTGCTTTAACAGTTATAACTTCACCTGTTGAACTTGGTGTATATACAAATGATTTATTATCTGTTTTAATTCTTGGTAATATTACTGTCCCACCGAATAATGTCCATTTACTATCAGCTTTTAAAACTTCAGTTGTAAATGTTTCTATCAATGTTCCATCTGCATATACTGTTAATTCTAATTCGCCCTCTGGTGAATCATATGGGTATATGTATTGAATGTTATAAATAGTATAGTTTAATTGCATTGTATATGGTCTTACTTCTAATAACTCTGTTTCATCAATTACTGTTATGTCATTACTAATACCATAATTAAAATCTAATGTTGTTAAACTATCAACAACTTTTACTCCTGTTTGTTCATAACTTGCTTCTATTGGTGAACCCTCTACTGAGCCTATTATATCTTCTTCACCTGTTATTGCATTTATAGTATATATATAATTATCTAATGAACCTTTTGGTTGTGTTACTGTCATATCTGGCAGTGGTCTATTTTCTAAATCGACTGTTGGTTCTATTAAAGATATTTCATGTGAGTATAAAGGTGTTGTTCCTTTCCTAACTAGATCAACTCTATCTTCAGATATTTTCCAATATGTAACTTCACCATCTATATCAATAACTACTTGCATTAATCTATCTAAAGACTTAGACATATCAAATTTAACTATTTCATTAGGTTTGATAAATGGTATTGAGAACCCACCATGTGCTTTTGTTTCATCTATATTGTCTGAATAAACAATAGAACTTTCATCTATATAAGCTGAGATGTCATATTCTACTGATTCTACAATTAACTTAATCATGTTATCTTACCTCGCTTATATCTCTCACTAGCCTATTTTGAAAATATTGGCTTCTGTATCTTTCTGAACTAATTTCTACTGCATATTTCTTTGTATCTAATGCTAAGTTAAAAGCTCTTTGTGCTAACCCATAAGCTGTCATAGCTATTACTATTGGATTGGCTGTTAATATTGATGCACCTACTCCTAAACCTAAACCTATATTATTAGTTGTATTACTGAATTTAGTTTGTAATCTTTCAGCTTTTAAAGTTTCGCCTCTTGTTTGATGATCAATAGTTTTATAATTAACAACCATTTGTCCACCTTGTCTTGCAAAAGCATATACTGCTGTTCCTACTTGTAATACTTTCATCATATCATTTGATTTATTATCTGTCGTTTTGGTTTCAGGTGCTTTATTTTTATCTTGTGTTTTCTTCTCTACTTCTAATGGAGTATCGCCAACTGTTTTGCTATCGCCTAACCCTAGTTCATCCCATTTTATTAGTATGCTATGTTCAGCCATTATACTATACCGTTAGGATGTACCTCTACAAAAGTACAGTCATACATCAATTCGCCTGTTTGTTCAAACGCATAACTTCCACCTGCTAGATATGCTGTATATGATTTAGTTACTCCACCTGTTGCAGTTACCACAATCGTATATGTATTTGTCATATAATTCTTATCTAATATAGCTTGTAATAATTCTCTACTTTTTGCTAATGATGATATATATCCAAATTTAATACTCATTGTATACCCTGTTTCTTGTGGGGTATTTTTTATTTCTATTCCATCAGCATTACCTTTTGTTTTAACATTTCTTAACAAGTTAAATGATAATACTGGTAACACTTGTGTATCTACTGTGATTGATGTTCTAGGTAATGCTTCTTCAAATGTTAATGTATAACTTAACAACTGATCTCTTACATAGTTTAATGTACCACTTCTCATAATCATTGAATATGATTGTGTATTAAAATCAGCAATAGTCCACACAACAGCATATGATTTATTAAACTTCTTAGATGCTAAGTCTTCAAATAATGCGATATTAGGTGCTAGATTTTGTGCAGGTATTGTAAGGCTTAATACGAATCCTGTTGCGCCTACTGGCAATACATTTGTACCATATGCGATATTAGCTATTGCTAGTTTATCACTTGAATAATTAACACCAATTACATCTATACTATTTCCATCAATAGTAAATGATGAAGCTGAGTCCATTATTCCACCTAATACGAACTGCCATGTGAAATCAAACATATACCCTATGCGTGTCTTATCGCTACCATCTGTTGCATCATATGTTCTTACAAATTTTAATTGTGATGTTCTTGCTTTTAATACAGTCCAACCACTTATTACTTTAGAATCCGTTACAGACTCGTTATATGCATATTGATTAAATATTATTTCTATTGAATCTTTGTCATTTTCAAACGCTAATATTTCTGTTAAAAACGCTTCCGTATATGTTCCTTGTATAAAGTCATCCTGTATACTTGAACTAACACGCTTTAATAATACTGGTGTGTAAACAATATCATCATCTACTTCATATTCCATTTCTATTATTCTATCGTACTCATGTAGATTAGGTGTTACATAAAATACCACTTTAGTTGCAATAGTAGTAGCATCATATAATGTTGTTGCAATAGTATTTAAATCAGTTTGAATAACTGTTGCTATTTGTTTCTCAGTTAGATACATAAGTGCCTCCTAATCCAAGTGCAATATACCTTGCAATATATTCTGTTGTTTCCTCGAACCATCCCTCATTAGGGTTTTTTCTACCTCGCCATTGTGGACTAATCCACTTCTCATTAGTGTATGGCATATATTCCATGTTAGTAGATATTTTTAATCCGCCATCTACTATTGTAGCTTTGAAACTTCTCGATAAATCACCACTTCTATATGGGCTTAATGTTTGAACAAGAACTAATGCTTGTGCCATTAGCAAATCTATTTTCATTTGTAAATCTTGTTCTGTCATTCTAATATTAACTCCGTTTCAAAGTCTAAGAAGTTTTGATATATTATGCGTGAATCTTTGTAAACATCATTCTCTACTTGGTCTGCTGATTTAATAGAATATATTTTTGAACCTATTTTAATTTTATCTTTTGCTTTAAATGGTAATTCATCTTTAGTTTTAATAGTTGTAAAGTATGTTGTTTCTTTAAGACCATTAACCCTTTGCTCTCTTTGGCTTGTATTTTTAACTCTACGGCATTTAACAGGCACAGCTCCCTCATAAGTAATACTATCATCAACAGTTGATGGTGCGTTATATTCTATCCATAATACTGTTAGTGGATATTCATTTGAACCGAATAGTACATCATACATTAGTAATCACTTCTTATATATTCTGCCGGTAATTTTTCAGAATAACGTGCAATAAGTAAATTGTTAGCTATTGCTGATGCTTGAACTACCTTAGGTAAATCTTCTTGCGATAATGTCCCTGTCGCTAAAAAGTCGGAAATCCCTTTGCCTCTTGTTGTTGAGATTAATGTGCATACTGTATCAATAAATGCTATCCTATATGTTGCTGATTTAGCTATTAAGAACTCTTGCATAATTCTTGATTGTGGTTTAACTAAACTTTTTAATACATTCATTGTAAACTTTGTCATATATTTTAATACTGGTGTTGCTTCTAATTCTCCTATACCTGCTACCATATCTACACCTGTTTCTGCAAAAACGTGTTCAAATGATGGATATGGTAAGTGGTCTGCTACTGAATAAGTATTTGTATCATCATCTAGTGATTCTGGAACTATATCTAATAAGTCTTGTACGAACATATATTTATCTCCTTTTATGAAACAAGGGCAGGGTATAAACCCCACCCTATAATTTCAAAGTTTTAATTAATTGTTATTTTCTATTTATCCTATTTGAACTAATCCTGCTCTAAGAACACCGTAATTGTAAGCCATACGACCATCAACTGCCCATGCTCCTATGGTTCCGTTACCACGAGGTACTTCTATTAATTCAATTGGTTCGATTTGTTCAAAGTTTCCACCGAATGCATCTGCATGAAGTGCAATCATATTAACTAAATCAGGTGTATATAAACTCATTAAGATAGTAAATCCATAAGCTGTACCAATAGTTTTGAAACCATTTGCTTGGATACTATCACCATAATTAGTTTGTAAGATTAATGCTGATTCAAATAAAGCTGCCATAGCTGTAGTTACTATTAAATAACGGCCTTCGATTGGTGCTTTGTTATCATTCATTAATTTTTCCATTGCGATAACTTGAGCTTTAAGTAAATCTCCTGTTGTAGCTGCATATAATGCTACTGATAAAGCTGTTTCAGAACTTCCTACATCTGCTAAACAAGTGAAAGTTTCTCCTACAACTGCTGTAGTTGCTGCACAACCAACATCTGTTGCATCTCCTGCTGAGTTTGCTACTAATACGATATATTCAGAACCTTCTACTAATGATCCTGCTGCTACTGGTGTTTTTGCTATATAAGCTGCTGTTCCGCCAGATAGTAAAACTTCCATAACTGCTGAATCTAAATTAACTGAAGCTGCTTGAATAGATTTAACTACTAATTGATCGATATGTTCTACTGGGTTATAAACTTTTCTTAATTGGTTTTTATCAATAACTTTGTAAATTGCTTTGTCAGTAGGGTTATTAATTGTAACATAATCCCCTGCTGGGTCTGTTGCTGTTGCTGGAGTTCCCGGTACATAAGTAACCATTGACTCATCACCAGCTACCCATACTTTAAATGAATCTGTTGGGTTTTGAAATTCTCTGTGCCCTATGTTCGGTAATACTAAAGTTTCTTCTAAGATTTTTGCTGCCAATGCTGAATAACTGGTAGCTTTAATTGCGTTGTTTGCCATGATTGTAACTCTTTCCTGCGTCTTATTTTATGTGCGCTTTTATTTTTTTTTCTGTTTCGCTAAATATCTAGCTAATGCAGGGTCAGGTGGGGTATTGCTATTTGCTTCACTATTTCTCATTTGTGTCCCAACCTCTAACGTAACACCGGGTGCTTTAACAAACATATCTTTATACTTCGCTTGGATTGCTTTTAATCCATCTTCGATTGTTTGCCCATCACTCATGTTATTCTTCGCTAATGCCAATGCATCATCTAGTTTGTCTGTTGGAATACCTAATTTCAATCCAACTATCTCTGCATTTAGTTTTTCTGTTTCTGTGTTGAATTTTATTTCTTTTTCTTTGAATGAATTAACTTGTTCAGTTAGTTTCTCTTGTTCAGTTTTTTGATTTTCTTGATATTCTTTGAATTTTGCAAATTCCTCCGCATTAACATCAAACAAGTTGATACCTAATTCTTTTGATAACTCTCGTTTTAATTCAGTTGGAGTTTTTGTTTCTACCACCTCTTTAACTACTGGTTCTACTACTGTTTCTACAATAGGTTCAGGTGTAACTTTTACTTCTTCATTCATTTTATATCTCCTTTTAAAGTCTGTACGACTATATTTTCCACTAGCTATGTAGTGTATTTGTTACTATATTCCTAATAAGGTTTGTAACCCTATTAAACCTAATTCGTTTCCTGTTGTTGGTATAAACATACCCATATCTAATAACTTTTGTTCAGTTGCTTTTCCTCTATCATCTACAAGTTTTAATAGTTCATCATCAGTTACATCAGTATCGGTGTCTAATGGTAAACTACCTATCTTATTAAACGCTACTTGTGGTTTGCGTAATTTCACCCATACATAATGTCCTTTGGAATTACTTTTTAACATGGGTTCAAATAACTTTGCTTGATTTGGATATTGATACAATGAGCCATTTATAAATCGTATTACTAAATCATTACCTATTGTTCCTACTGCTGATACATTAGATGATAACACCCATTGCAATCCATTGTTTTTAAGTTTAATCTTTTCATCAGCACTAGGCCGATACCGTTTATATACTCTATTCTTGTCGACTAATAGTTCCATTATTCTTCAATAACTTCTTCTTTGTCTTCATCCTGTGGCTCTACCTCATTTTCCTCAGTATCTAAGCCATCTTCATTTTCAACTAAATCAGGTGTTTCTTCTACTATCTCTTGTACCATTGTTTTATAATGTAGTTCTTCTTCTTTAGTAAACACGTTGATACCATTTTCAATTTTGATATTGATTCGCATTTCTATACGTTCATCATCAGTCATATCTTCATGCACATAGTCTACTGCTTTTTTAATATCCCATGTTTTACCTGCTACTCCTATTGTTGCTTCATCTGTTTTATCTCGTTTAGATTTAATTATGTAATCGTTGAATCTAAATATAACAGTTGATGGTTTAATATTAACAGTATAAGCATCCCCATTAGTTGTTTGTATCATTTGCATAATTTGGTATAAATCATAACCCACTGCTAACATTTTAGATATTGCTGGTTCTTGAATAGCATTCTTTGTATTACGAGTTCTGATTGATACTTTCTCACGTTCTTGTTGCGATTCAGCTGTAGCATCTATTGCTTCTAACCCAGTTAACCCAAACGTTAATGGTGATAGTCCTGCGTTATTTAATACAATCATATAGTTTTGTTTAATCGCTTGTTCAGATTTTAAAGTATCTAGTTCGGCTTGTCTATACTCAATCTTGTCATCTGCATCTTGTCCTATACTACCTTTATATATTAAGTGTGTAGAACGTAAGAAACTAGGATAAGAACTTTCCATATTATCTGCATCAAATTCTCCCATAGTATCAGGCATATACTTGAGTAATCTTGCATCCCTCAACTCTTGAGCATATGTTGAATAACTTTCATCTAAGAAGTTTAAAGCTCCATAAGAACTTGTATAGTCCGATTCACCATATAAGCTATCTGGGAACATACTATTAATTGATTTGTTTGGTACATATATTGATAATCTATTCATATAACCTTTAATATGAATATCTTTTAATTCTTTCGTTTCTGTTAATTCATCTAATGTTACTTCTTTCCACTCGCAGTTTTCGCCTTTTACAATCGAACCTGTATATAGTTTAAATGTAATATAAGCGCCATCTTGGTCTACTCCATATGATTCTTCTAACTTATATGTTTTGTCTTCTTTGTAGTAATACTTAATGAATATGTCTTCTACTATCCTACCTGCTACGGCTTCATAACGATAGTTCATTGGGCTTACAACTTCTAATACTGGTGTATCAAACATTGAATGTATCGACCATTTAAATGCAAATCCACCTGCCCATGACTGTGTTCTAAATGCTTTGAATAGTAATGTGTTTAAATTATTTTCATTTAGTATGTATTCTAAATTTTCAAATGTTTCTGATTCATCTTCTATTTCTTTATCTTCAATCTCTAAATTATATGTGTAACCATTACCCAAACATAATGTAGCCATAGTTGATGGTATCTTAGATGCTACTCCAGTTGAATACCTAACTGCGTTTTCTACGCCTTCTTCATTATCAATAAATAACTTGGCATACCAGTAATTAGATTCTACTAATCTATCTATCCCACGTTTACCTGTGCTTCTACGAGGCATACTTGTATCAACTCTATACTTACTATACAATTTAAACAATGATGCAGGATCTGATTTAGACCAAGTAAAGTTTTCATTTAAACTATCTACATAATGTTGGAGTTGGTTCTCTCCGAAATTAATGTGTGATAACATTGGATTATATTCCATTGAGCCATCTCCTTTTCTGTTCTCATACCATTCGTTCATACTTTTATTAAATTTATTTTGCTTCCGTTTTTTATATTTATCAAACATTTACCCACCACCTTTACTTGGCTATCATATGTTTCATGAAAGGACTTGTGCCATATTCTGTGGCATCTACATAATCTTTATTGATATGAGATTTGAAATCCCTAATATCTTTTCCTTCTTTTTCTCGTTTGTCATTATAAAAAGCCTTAGTAAATGCTTTGTATATGTCTTCTGACCTATCAGTAAATACTAACCGACCTTGATGTAATAACTTAATACCTACATCACAACGTTCCCGTATACGATATTTAAATGCATTAACTATTTGTATACCATATTTCTTTTTAAGTTTATCATGGATAGATAACTTAACGATTGCACCACCACCTGCATAGTCTATAAATGCACCATGCATATATCCGCTTACTATATAGTCATATGGGTCATACCAATTCTTAAATGCTGTCCATATTTCCTCAGTACCTGCGTGATTGATTTTTACATAATCTATTACTACTTGATGTTGATACCCTAATGTAAATCCATTTAATGTGAATACTGTATAGTCTTCTGCTCCTACATCTATACCTATTGTGTATTTAACAAATGGGTAATCTGATGTTCTATTATTAGGGAATATACTAGACCATTTAATCATGTTCTTCGCATATGTCATATAGTCAGCAAATACAGCACCTTCTCTAATACCACGTTCTCCTAGTATCTTAGTTAACCACATCCATGACCCTTCTGGTGTTTCCTCTAATAATGCATCTATCTCTGATTGTTTCATTGTTCCATTATCTGCAAATGTAAAAAAGTAATAACGGTATCTACTTGATGCTTTTGCTCTATTTAAACATTCCCATGTGCTATCAGGAACTTGATCTGTATATTTTTCTAATGGCCTACCTTTATCTAGATACTCAGTATAAACATATGTATCTGGGTCTGCTCCGTTTGATGAAGCTAATAGAAACCCACTGTTTCTAAATGTTCTCATAAATAATTCTGATATGAACTCATCGTTAGCTATGTTTATTTCTTCTACCAATGAACCATTTATCTTTAACCCTAATATATCTTTCCATCTTTTAGCGTTGTCATACCCTACTAAGTAAATAAATTTAGGCCCAGTGTTTGCTTGTACTGTAATTTTAGCACCACCTTGTCCACCTCTACTATATTCACATAATGGTGGAAACATATTATAGAATGATGATTCATTTTGTATATACATCTTTTCTATAACTGGTACGGATTGCCCTGCTATCATAAATTGATTTTCTTCTTTACTGGATCTAAGAATATGTTGAAAGAACTTAAACCCTAGTATTAATGATTTCCCCGAATTAGTAACTCCTTCGGCAAAGATGATTTGTGTTTCATCGTTTAAGATATCATAATGTTTATCATTTAATACAATATCACTAAACTTCATTTTTCATTCCAAATCTTGCGATGTCATCTCGTAAACCTTTCATTTCTACATTACCACTAATATTAACTTCGTGTTTATCTCTCCACATATCTTGTTTTCTATTTTTCAACCAGTATATTTGGGCTGTTGTATCAGGTATAACCATTTTAGTTACTATCTTTGTAGTTATCATTTCATACACTTCAGTAGTTGGATTAAATTTGTTTTCTCTTGTTACTTCATCATAACTAAATCCATTAGCTCTTTTATATAGTGAATTCTCAACAATAGAATCTGCAATAGCTTTTGCGTGTGTTAAGGCCTCTTTAATATCTTTGTACTTATTCTTCCACACATATAGTGTAGAAACATTGATTCCCATATTATGTGCTATATTTTCATCAGTTAATCCTAACTTAGCCCAAGTAGATAAAGCTATTAGTGCTTCCTCTGTTAACCATTGTTTATATTTACCTATTGCCATATAATCCACCTCGTTTTTGCACTGAGTATGTGCATCTCTCGTAATTTGAGCATACGATATGCTTATTCAAGTATAGAATACAATTAAATGCGCATAAAGTCAAATAAAAAGAGCAACCGTAGTCACTCCTCTATATTATTCAAACACTATCGTCCCATCATTTACCAATGACTCGAACCTAGTTATTGCGTCAAATATGTATATATAATTATATAATTCAACTAGATCAGCCACATTATAAGTTAATGCAACTATCTCTCCTGCTTCACTTTCTGTAAACCCAACACTAACCAACTCATCTATCGTAGCTGTATTTATATTTACTGCTGTTTGCTCTACTGCCTCAAAATAGAAACTCACATTTATCACATCACCCTGCTCAAATTCCATTGTCTGATTTAAACTGAACGTGATTGATATAGTCGTGTCCGTATATGTTAAATCGCTTACTGTTATATCACTTGATAAACTTGATACCTCTATATTCATTCCACTTACTAATATCTCATAACTATATGTATATGTGATGTAGTGGCGTTGCGTATCAGTTTCCTCGATATCTAAGAACGTTAATTGATATGTGTCATGCTCTATTAACTCAATTACTAATCCCTCACTATATACCGTAGTATCACCTACTAATACATTCTCTTGCACAGTTTTATTAAGCACATATTGTATTGAGGCATAAGCTAATGAGCCTGTTATAGTTAATGCTAATCCTATTGCTAAAATTGTTAGTATTCTTTTCATTTTATCTCCCATTTATTTAATATATCTCTATAAAATTCAAACGTTGCATCTCTAGTTTCCTCGTTGATTAAATATATTGATATGGTTCTTAATTTGCCTATTACTTCAATCCATAGTTTTATTTCTTTCTTTTTTATTTTTTCAATTTCTAATATAATTTCATTAGCATTAGGTAATATCCCATTATGCCAACTTAACACACTACCTTTTATTACATAACTATTTGCTTCCAACTGTTCTTTACTAATATAATTTTCCCGATATTTACTCTTCTTCATTTTTCCTCCTATTGATAGAATAAACACCCTACATGATTGCAAGATGTCTATTCAGTATTTATTGCGCATAAATCCTCCTCTAACTCTTCCACCCTTTATATCAGGTGGCTAGGTTTTATACTTAATTATACTACATAATCTTACTTTATACAACGTTTTAATAGTCTAGCTGATATGTGTTTCTTAAAATATTCTATCGCACCTTGCTTATTATCTGTTTCCTGTAAAAATCTTGTTATATCTCTCTTATTGAAATATCTCATTGGTTTCCTCCTAATATTTGTTTTATTTTATACTGTAATGTGTCTGTTTTATCTAATTGGTAATACATCTCTTTATATAATTCATCTATTCCATAAAATTTCTCACACCTATCATCAAAATCTTGTATCAATTCTTTTGTTTTATCTGCATCGAACTTATTTACTATTACCTCTATCTTATCTAGTTTTTCTAATGCTTGTTTGATTGTATTAAATCTATCTTGTAAGTGTGGTTTTAATACATATTTGTCATTAACTAATTCCCAAAACATATCATCTAAACTATTTTTGATATATTCTAATGCTTCATTAACTTTCATATAAACCTCCTATTTTATTTTTGTTTCCCAGTTTTCTTGGATCAATTTTATTCTATCTTTCTTTTGTGATTCTTTAAATGTGCGATATTCTTTATCTTTTCTAGCTTTCATTTTTCTACCTTTTAATAATATGATTTCTATTTCTTCTACATCATATAAGAATACTAACTCAGTTCCAAATCTTGCTTTCATAATCCAATCTCTGATTTTTATTATTAGTTTCTTAATACC